AGGGATGTGATGTCGACATACGAGCAAGAGGATCTGTGGCGCGAGGCCAAGGCTCTCGCAAACAGCAACGCCACGATGGAAGTCATCCGCCGCATTGAGCAGCGGCTGACTGAAGATTGGGCGAACTCTGACCCCGAAAAGTACGAAGCACGCGACGCGGCATATCACCTCGTTCGCGCTGTTCGCACGTTTCGGGACGAGCTTGCGGCGCTGGCAAGTACGCCAGACGTGACCGCATTCAACCGTCGCTTGAAGGGCGACAGATAAGGGAGTAAATAGATGAACGTAGCCGAGCAATCGCAGCCCAGCGAAATCGGCATTGCAGAAGCAGCAGACCGCATGGCGGCATTGATGGGAGCCTCTGAGGCCGAACCCACACCCGCTAAAAGTCAGCCTGCCCCTGCCGCGACCGAAGAGGTCGAGGCGTCTGCGGAAGATGTCGAAGAGACGCCTTCTGAGGATGGAGAGGCCGCAGAGACCGATGAGGTTGAAGCGTCATCCGACGAAGATGCGACGGAAGCCGCAGAGGACGAAGAAGATGGTTCGGAAGGTGAGCTTTCAGATGACACGCTCGTAACCGTCAAGATTGACGGCAAGACGCAGCAGATCACTCTGAAAGAAGCACGGGAAGGCTATCAACGGCAGTCCGATTATTCGCGTCGAATGAATGCTCTCCGCCAGGAGCAGCAGGCAATCGAAGCGGTCAAACAGCAGGTACTGGTTGAACGGTCGCAGTACGAGCAGATGCTCCCGGCCTTGCAGCAGCAGCTCATGCAGCTGATGCCTCAAGAGCCAAACTGGGAACAGCTCCACCGCGAAGACCCGCTCAACTATCCGCTGATCAGAGACCAGTGGCGCGACTACCAGGAGCGCCTCGCTGCGACGAAAGCCGAACAGGAACGTCTCAGCTATCTGCGTCAGCAGGAAGAGCAGATGCGCCAACGCATGATCGTTCAAGAGGGCCAGAAGTGGCTCGTCGAGAAGGTTCCTGAGTGGCGCGACGAGAAGAAGTGGGACGAAGCGCGTAGCAAGCTCAAGGATTATGGCCGGAAGATTGGCTATACCGACGAAGAACTCGCGCAAGCATACGACCCCCGCGCTCTTCTAGTTCTCGACAAGGCTCGTAAATACGACGAGCTGACGGCCAACCGTCCTAAACCTGTCAAGCAGGAAGGCGGTCCGAAGCCGATGAAAGCGGGAACAACTGCCTCTACACCTCGCAAAGCGACCGAAATGACGCGAATGAAACAACGTCTCGCTAAAACTGGCCGCGTCGAAGACGCAGCTGCATTTTTCGGTCTACTAGACAGCAGGAGGTAAGCCAATGGCTTCCGTTTCTAAGGTTACAACCTACGACGCGAGCAACGCGATCCGCGAAGATCTCGCCAACATCATCTACGACATCTCGCCGGTCGATACGCCGTTCATGTCCAACATTGGCCGTGATACTGCATCGAACACCTACTACGAGTGGCAGACAGACATTCTCGCCTCCGCTGGCGCGAATGCTGCCATCGAAGGTGCAGACGCCGGCAACGCTTCGTTTGATGCTACGGTTCGCGTTGCGAACTACACGCAGATCAGCACGAAGGTCGTCTCGGTATCGAACACCGCCGACGCCGTCAACACTGCCGGCATGCGTACCGTCATGGCCTACGAGCAGGCCAAGAAGGCAAAAGAGCTGAAGCGCGACATGGAGTACATCCTCCTGTCGAACCAGGCTGGTGCTGCCGGTTCCGGTACTTCGACAGCCCGCAACACTGCAGGCTTGCCTGCCTGGTTGCAGACGAACGTGCAGGCCAACGGCGCCACCAAAGGCACGATGTCTGGTGCTAACGGCAACGGCTACCCGAATGCTGCTTGGACGAACCTCTCGACTTCGACCGACGTTGCGTTCACCGAAGCAATGCTCAAGACCGCACAGCAGCAGGCTTGGGCACAGGGCGGCAATCCGTCGATCCTCATGGTCGGCCCGTACAACAAGACTGTCGTCTCGGCGTTCGCTGGTCTCGCGCAGCAGCGCGTTACCTACAACAACGCCAAGCCGCTCAAGATCATTGCTACGGCTGACGTGTACCTTGGTGATTTCGGTGAAGTAGCGATCGTTCCGAACCGCTTCCAGCCGGAAAACTTCGCATTCGTCCTCGACCCCGAGTACGCATCTGTCTCCTACCTGCGTCCGTTCCGCGTCATCGACATCGCCCCAACAGGCGATGCCGTGAAGAAGGAACTGGTCGTCGAGTACGGCCTCCGCGTGAAGAACGAAAAAGCTCACGCGATTGTCGCCAACCTCACGCCATCAGCGTGATGAAAAGTGGGGGCGGAGAAATCCGCCCCCATCTTTCAATGGAGAGAGATTAATGGCGGAAGAGTTTGCACCTGGATCGTTCAACCTTGGCGGTGACGAGTTCACCGGCTCAATGACGAAGATGCACATCACGACTGACGGAAAGATGCACATCGAGAACGTCTACCAGGTTAACCCGATCGTCGAGCAGGCAAAAGCAGAACGCAATGAAGTATCACGCACGCAAAAGGTTGGCGACATGGTGAAGGTGGCAAGCCTTCCGATGCACGTCTACCTTGATCTTGCACAGCGCAACATCATTGGCGACAAGATGGCGATGCGTCGCTGGCTTCAGTCAGATGAAGCGCAGCCCTGGCGCACGCACTGGATGGCAAGCTGATGGCGACGATCACGACATACACGACGCTGCAAAGCACGATCGCCGACTATCTGAACCGCGCGGATCTGACGGCTCAGATCCCGACGTTTATTCAGATGGCCGAAGCCGACATGAACACGCGTCTCCGCACGCGCGAGATGATCGTGCGGGCAGAGGCGACGAGCAACAATGAATACGTTCAGCTGCCGTCTGATTGGGTTGAAGCGATCAACCTGCACATCGTCGACGGTAAGCAGCCGCTGCGGTTTGTGACGCTTGACGAAGCCGATCGCATCGTCGCCGAGAAGTATTACACGCAGGTCATCGCGTACTCGCTGATGAACGGCGCCCTTGAGCTGGTGCCTGAGCCTGGCGCCGATGTCGACATCGAGATGATCTACTACGGAAAGATCCCGGCGCTCTCAGCTCAACAGGCGACGAACTGGCTGCTGACGAAGGCGCCAGACGTTTACCTGTATGGATCTCTCTTGCACGCGCAGCCGTTCCTCATGGACGACCAGCGCATGCCGACGTTTGCATCCCTTTACAACGCCCGCCTTGAAGGCCTTAACTACGAAAGCGACAAGGCCACACACAGCGGGTCTCCCTTAATAGCTAGAGCCAGGAGGGTCTACTAATGGCTGGATTGAGCAACTTTGGTGAAGACCTTGTTCTGAAATGGCTCTTCACTACGAACTCTGCAACGCGCCCGACGTCCTGGTATGTCGCGCTCTATACCGTCGCACCTGGTGAAGGTGGTGGTGGTACTGAAGTGTCTGGCGGCTCATATGCACGCCAGGCCGGCACATTCACAGTGTCTGGAACGGCGCCGACAACGGCATCAAACAGCGGCGCTATTGAGTTCCCGACAGCGACTGGTAGCTGGGGCACGATTGTGGCGGCTGGCATCTTTGACGCGTCAACAAGCGGTAACCTGATTGCGTTCGCCGACCTTACAGCGTCAAAGACGATCGCCTCTGGCGACGTTCTTCGCTTCAATGCTGGCACGCTGACAGTTACGTTGGACTAATAGATGTCTGATTATGGCGTCGCAAATTACGGCGATGGACTATATGGTCAAGGCTATGTAGTCGATGCTGCTGTCGTAATTGCGGCGTCATCAAACGCGACTGCTGACGGGCAAAAAGTATTGCTCGTCACAGCCGCGTCGTCTTGTCAGTCAAATGCGACTGCAGACGGTCAGAAGATATTTACTGTTTCTGCGGCATCTGCATGTCAATCAAATGCGGCTGCAGACGGATCTGCAGTTTCGCAGCCGACAGCTGCAGTTGTAGTTCAATCTACCACCACAGCAGACGCTGTCCGCGTCGTCGACGTTACCTTTGAGGCAGCTGTTACTACTTCGAGCGCAGCTGCTGCAGCAAACACGCAGCTGCCGACGTGTGAAATCTCAATCACGTCGAACATGTCTGCCCAGTCAGAAAGGCTGGCGGTTGCTGATGCAGCAGCAGTGTCGACATCGTCGATGTCTGCAAGTGGTCAGATTGTCTATGAGGCCGAAGCGTCCTCAGAAAGCACATCAGACAGCACAGCAGACCCATACGTTGCAACGACAGCATCTTTGGATATTGTCGTTTCGTCTGACATGTCGGCAGAAGCACAACGTGTCAGAACGGCCCAGGACAATATCTCTTCACAGACCGCAGCCAATGCCGATGCAACGGCGGATTTTGCTGGGGCTGTATCAATATCGGTCACATCGTCGGCAACGGCGAGCGTGATCCGCATCCGGTTCGTCGAGGCATCTTCCGCCACAACGTCGAACATGGTAGCGACAGGACGGTATCTGTGGGAAAAGGAAACCGTCGACACCGAAACATGGGCGCCTCAATCTGTGGCGCCTTCCCCGTGGACCGTTATTCCGCCTGGCAGCGACAGCTGGCAGCGTGTTTGACTGATGGAGCAGACAGATGCCTGACAGTTATACAACCAACCTAAACATGACAAAGCCAGAGGTTGGCGCATCGCGTGACACCTGGGGAACAAAGATCAATACAGACCTCGACACGATCGATGGTCTGTTCGCGGCGGCTGGTAATGGAACGTCTGTCGGTTTGAACGTCGGCAGCGGTAAGACGCTTGCTGTCGCCGGCACATTGAACGTCACAGGAACTGTAAGCGGCGGCATTATCGCAACGCTGACTGGCACTCAAACGCTGACGAACAAGACCCTGACGACGCCGGTGATCAATGGTTTTACCGGTGACACGTCGGTCATCAATATTGGATCTGGTCAGATCTATAAAGACACAAGCGGCAACGTTGCGATCGGGACGGCATCTATTCCTGCTGGGGCAAAGTTCGCAGTTGTTGGCGATCAGCACATTCGCGGCGGTTTTGGAATTGCTTATTTCAATTCAGACAACAGCAGCTACTGGTCAAACTACAACTCAAGTGGGAGCCTGATTTTTTCCAATGGAACAGAACGCGCGCGCATCGACAGTTCTGGAAACATTGGAATTGGGATTACACCTACTCAGAAGTTGGATGTAGCCGGCCTGATACGCATGATCGGCGCAGCAGAAATCACAACGGTTTCTGCTACTGCGTCAACAGGAACTATCAACTTTGACGCTTTGACACAGTCTGTCCTGTACTACACCACCAACGCCTCGGGGAACTTCACGATCAACGTTCGTGGCAACAGCGGCACGTCACTGAACACTCTTATGGCAACTGGTGACAACCTAACGGTTGCATTCCTTTGCACTAATGGATCCACCGCCTACTACAACAGCGCATTTCAAATTGACGGCAATGCTGTGACGCCTAAGTGGCAAGGTGGTACAGCTCCAACGACAGGCAATGCCAGCTCTATTGATGTCTACGTTTACAGCATCATCAAAACTGGAAGCGCCGCGTTCACTGTTCTAGCGTCTCAAACAAAATTTGCGTAATTGAGAGGGTAGATAGATGCCAGTTATATCTGCTCTTGGCGCTTTATCACCGCGTGGTTTTGGACTGCTGGGTGGCTCGTCTGCGTCACCATACATGGATGTGACGACATCTGGCGCGACCGTTACAACGTCCGGCAATTACAAGATTGCCAAATTTAACGGCACTGGAACATTCACAGTCAACAAACTTGGAACAGATCCGACAGATGGTTCTAAGGTTGAATATTTAGTTGTTGCTGGCGGCGGCGGCGGCGGAAAAAGTTACGGCGGCGGCGGCGGTGCCGGCGGCATGAAGTCCGGTTCAGGACAAACTGTGACTGCACAAAGTTACACGATCACAGTTGGTGGTGGCGGAGCTGGTTCTACTAGCACTACTGCGAAAGGCAGTAGCGGAACAAGTTCATCATTCGGCTCCTTAATTACAACAACTGGCGGCGGCGGTGGCGGGTCAAATCCAGGCTCTACAGGGGGTAACGGCGGCGGCTCTGGTGGTGGAGCATCAGTTTCGTCAGGCAGTGCTGGTGGATCGGGAACGTCTGGAGAAGGCAATAAGGGCGGTGATGGGCTTGATAGTAAAAATGTATCTTACGCAGGCGGCGGCGGTGGAAAGGCGGCTGCTGGTGGGTATCAAACTGGTGGCGCGGGACAAGCAAACTCTATTACAGGCTCATCCGTAACATACGCTGGAGGAGGCGGCGGTGGCGGTTATCCAAGCTATGGAAGCGGTGGCGCAGGCGGCGGCGGAAACTCAGGAAGCCCGGCAACGTCAGGCGGAACAAATCTTGGCGGTGGCGGTGGCGGTGGCGGTACAAGCGGAACAAATGGCGCAGCTGGAGGATCCGGCATTGTGGTTATCAAGTGGAGGTTCCAGTAATGGCCCACTTTGCTGAACTTGATGAAACTAATCTCATTTTGCGCGTCCTTTGCTTAGACAATTCCGTTATGGAAAACGAGCAGGGCGAACGCATTGAGCAGCTAGGTGTTGAGTTTCTTCAAAACATCTACGGACCTAATACCATTTGGAAACAGACAAGCTACAACACGCGCGGCGGTATCTACTACATCCCAGGTACAAACGATCCGGATGAGGATCAATCTAAAGCATTTAGAAAAAACTATGCCGGAGTTGATTGGACGTTTGATCCAACAAGAGACGCATTCATAAACCCTAAGCCTGAAGTTCCTCCGGATCAGGAGCAATACGTCTACTTCGATGAGTTCGCGTGTCTTTGGAAATACGAGCCGCCCATGATTGAAGCGCCCGAGATAGGAGTGACCCGTGTCTAATCGGCCATCAACAACATTACAGATTGTAGATAATGTATTTGTAAAAATGCATTATTTCGCAGCTGTGGGAGACACCCATGAAGGTCACGCCCACAGCTTCGATCACATTACGTTGTTGGCGCGTGGCAAGGTGCTAATGAAGCACGACAACGGCGAACAGGAATTCACAGCTCCGCACCTTATCGTTACGCCGAAAGGCATCGTGCATCAGTTTGTAGCACTTGAACCAGAAACAATCTTTTGCTGCATCCATGCAATCCGCGCCGGAAGTGACGTTGACGAAATAGCTCATCAAGAGATCACACCAGAGGAAGCTTTTGAACTTATGACGCAATACCCACTAACCCAAGAACACCCTAAAAAATAGCGATGGCGTTGCGCTGCAAGCGCAAAAGGTTATGACGAGAGTAAACGGCGATGGATCTGCAGCACGTCCTCAACTTCACGGTCGGAGCGGTTCTAGCCGCTCTCGGATGGTTCGCCAGGCAGATGTGGGATGCCGTCGGCGCACTTCGCGAAGACATGAGAAGCCTCGAACGAGATTTACCTCGTCACTATGTGCGGCGGGATGACTTCCTCGAGGCGATGCGCCGCATAGAAGACATGGTCGGAAAGATCTTCGACAAGCTCGACGGGAAACAAGACAAATGACATTCGGGATCGGGGAAGCGGTTGCTGCCGGCCTAAAGGTCATCGACAAGTTCGTCCCTGATCCGCAGGCTAAAGCTAACGCCGAGAAGGAGCTGCGCGAAAGCCTGCAGGCGTGGGACAAGACGCAGACAGACGTAAATGCCGAAGAGGCCAAGCACGCAAGCATCTTCGTCGCCGGCTGGCGCCCAGCTCTCGGCTGGACGTGTGCCTTCGCGTTTGCATTCATCTATGTGATCGGCCCGATGATCACCTGGCTGTCGACGATGGCCGGCAATCCGATCCCGCTGCCGTCCTTCAACGTCGACGCTCTCATGGGCCTCACGCTTGGCATGTTAGGTCTCGGAGGGCTGCGAACCTACGAGAAGGTTAAGGGCGTTGCGCGGTGAAAGAAAATTGGGATGCCGCATTCAAGGCCACGCTGAAGCATGAGGGCGGGTTCGTGAACCACCCGAAGGATCCTGGCGGCATGACAAACCTCGGCGTCACGAAACGCGTGTGGGACGACTACACCGGACGCCGTGCGACTGAAGCCGAGATGCGCGCGCTGACGCCGGAGAAGGTCAAGCCGCTCTACAAGGCGCGCTATTGGGACAAGATCCGCGGAGACGAGTTGCCGCCTGGTGTCGACTTCGCCATGTACGACTTCGCTGTCAACTCAGGGCCGTCTCGAGCAATCAGAACGGCGCAGAAGATTACCGGGACGAAGCAGGACGGTGTGTTTGGTCCTAACACAATGGCAAAGATTGAGGCGTACTGCGATCAGTATGACGCCGAGACGTTCGTCATCACCTATCAGGACGAGCGTCTGCTCTTCCTCCAGGGTTTGCCGACGTTCACCACGTTCGGTAAGGGTTGGACCAGGCGCGTGACTGAGGTAGAACATCAGGGAATAGAACTCGCCAGAACAGAGGTTGCGTGATGCCTTTAGCCCCGATCAGCCTTCCTCCTGGCGTAGTGAAGCCTGCCACGGCTTTGCAGGCTAAGGGCCGCTATTGGAACGTGAACCTTGTCCGCTGGCAGGCGAACAAGTTGCAGCCGATCGGCGGGTGGCAGCGTATTACGCAGACGCCGCTGGATGGTCCCGCTCGCACGATCATGGCCTGGGCTAATAACGACAACACGCCGTTTGCTGCGATCGGCTGCGATAACAAGCTCTATGTGCTGAAGGGCAGCACATTCTCAGACGTGACGCCTGACGGATACGTTGCACCGGACAGCTCGATCGTCGGCGGCTTTGGCGCCTACGACTACAGCGATCTGCTTTACGGGCTTGATGTGGGAACAGTGACGATCAGCACGGCAGTGCGATCGTCAAACGTCGTGACGATCACTACATCTTCCGCGCATAAGTACACGACCGGCTTGAGCATTGTGATCAGCGGTGTTGCAGACAGCTCGTTCAACGGCACATTCACGATCACGGTCACGGGATCGACGACATTTACCTACTCGCAGACTGCTGCGAACGCATCGTCAACGGGTGGAACTGCAAAGCTTGCCGCAGCAGATCATCGCCCGTTCTCTGCGTTCTTCACG